TATCAACGCAAGCGGTGGGACCTACATCTTCTTAGCAGTTGCTTAAGGAATCACAATGGAAATCAGAGTTAGAGAAACTGGCGCGGTGATGTACCAAGACGAGTTCCGTCGCCTTCACCAAGGGTTGGGATTGCCTGTAGACCTAACGAAGCAGGTTCTCAATGACTGGGGTGCAGACGTTGTTTTGGAAGGTCCACAGGCTACGGGCGGCACGGTCTATCAGTACAGCCAGCGCGACGGTGTAGAAGAAATTGATGGAAAGTGGTACACCAAGTACATCCTTGGGCCGGTGTTTGTAGATACGCCGGAGAAGACCGCCGCAGAGCAAGAGGCTGAGTACAAAGCCATGAAGGACGCGGAGCAAGCGAAGAATGTTCGCCAGACCCGCGATGAGAAGTTGAAGGAATGTGACTGGCGCGTCATCAAGGCGTTGGAAAGCAACATACCGCAGGACTTCCAGTGGGCGACTTACCGTCAGGCGTTGCGTGACGTACCAACACAGGCTGGATTCCCTTGGACAGTTGAGTGGCCGCAATGAGTTCGTATATCAAACTATCGACGAATGAGTTTCCCCGGCACATTGGGGACATTGAGATTGACCCTGCGGGGGCAGCAGACTACGCCCATGTAGAGTGGGTGGAGATGCCGGCGTTTGACCCAAAGACGCAGCGTTGTATGGCAGGACCTCCGCAACAGACTGACGGCACTTGGTACTGGACATGGGTAGTGCGTGACGCTACACCAGAAGAGATTGAACAGGCAAACAAACCGTTTGACCCACGCGACCCATTCCGTCGGATGAACAATGTCTAAACGCTACCCCGGTGGGTTAATCACCAAGACCCCCGTAGTCCCCACAACGTCCGCAGCATCTGGCGTGTGGACGCTTGACCAAGCAATAACGTACATCCAAGCAGGGACATGGCCGAAGCAGCCTGTTTATTTTATTGGACTTCTTGGTGGTTCTAGCGATGATAGCAGTTATTCCGTCGCAGTAGATTCCTCTGGGAATGTTTATGTATGTGGATTTTCAAATGCAAGTGGTACTTACGACGTTCAAATAGCCAAATATAATACATCTGGCGCTATTCAATGGCAAAGACGTTTGGGTGGTTCTGCCTCTACTGTTAGCCTATCTGTTGCAATAGATTCCTCTGGTAATGTTTATGTTTGCGGGTATTCAAATGCAAGTGGTACTTACGACTTTCAAATAGCCAAGTACAACACTTCTGGAACTATTCAATGGCAAAGGCGTTTAGGTAGTTCTCTAAGTGATTTTGGCTATTCCGTCGCAGTGGATTCGTCTGGTAATGCTTATGTCTTCGGGAATTCAGCCGCAAGTGGCTCTGGTGACTTTCAAATAGCAAAATACAATACATCTGGAACTATTCAATGGCAACGACGTTTGGGTAGTTCTGGCTCTAATACTGGCAAATCTATAGCAGTAGACTCTTCCAGTAATGTTTATATTTGTGGATATTCAAATGCAAGAGGCCCTCTTGATATACAAATAGCAAAATACGATACTTCCGGAACCATTCAGTGGCAAAGACGTTTGGGTAGTTCTGGCGCTAATTATGGCCAATCTGTTGCAGTAGATTCCTCTGGGAATGTTTATGTTTGTGGAATTTCAGATACAAGCGGCACTAATAATTTTCAAATAGCCAAATATAACACATCTGGCACTATTCAGTGGCAACGAAGTTTGGGTGGTTCTAGCGATGACGGTGGCTATTCCGTCGCAATAGATTCCTCTGGTAATGTTTATGTATGTGGATATTCAGATGCAAATGGTTCTGTTGACCTTCAAATAGCCAAATACAATACATCTGGAACTATTCAATGGCAAAGGCGTTTGGGTAGTTCTCTAAGTGATTTTGGCTATTCCGTTGCAGTAGATTCTTCCGGTAATGTTTATGTTTGCGGGTATTCAAATGCAAGTGGTACTAATGATTTTCTTTTTGCAAAACTTCCCGGCGATGGTTCATTAACAGGCACATATACTGTTGGTGGGTATTCATACACTTACGCGGCTTCTTCTCTAACAGATGCCGCGACTTCTCAAACAGATGCCGCGACTTCTCTAACCGATGCCGCATCTTCATTAACTGATGCCGCAACCTCTCTTACCGATGCCGCGTCCACCTTAACCTCTTCCGTCACTACCCTGTAGGAACAATCATGGCTGAGAAATGGATTCAGAAGGCGCTCAACCCCAAGACCAAGGGGTCGCTTCGTGCTGAACTTGGGGCCAAACCCGGCAAGCCAATCCCAGAGAAGAAGTTAGCCAAGGCAGCGAAGGCTCCGGGCAAACTAGGTCAGCGTGCGCGGCTTGCTAAGACCCTGAGAGGCTTTGACTGACATGGTTACCGTATCGGACGTTGATCACAAGATTGAGGCTCATGTGGACGTTTGTGCGGTCCGATACGAGGGTATAGAGCGTGAGATGAAGGGTGTTCACGCAAGGATCAAGCGCTTAGAGCAGATCTTGATCACCGGTGGGGGTGCAATCATTATGATGCTCTTGACAATGATGATGAAGGGGCATTGATGACTGAGAAGTTAGAAGCCAAGTCTCAACTGATTGAAAAAACCGCATTTGCGGTTCTTCCAATTCTTTTCACTTGCGTTGTGTATCTGATGTCGTCGCTCGACAAGTTGAGCCACGATGTGACTGTTCTAAACGCAAAGATCAGTCTTGTGGTTACCAGTGACAACAAGCAAGCCGCCAACAGTGGTGCTGAACTAGCGCGGGAGAAACTGCGTCAGGACCTTGAGAAGCAGATAAACGAGAACCGGGAACTGATTCACATCAACCGTGAGCGCATCGTGATTCTTGAAGAGCGGATGAAAAAGTAATGGCCGACTTCAATCCAGCGTTTGAGAAGATGATCCACGACGAGGGTGGATACCAACTAACTGACATTCCGGGCGACCGGGGAGGGCAGACCTATGCAGGAATCGCAAGAAAGCCAAATCCAAACTGGAAAGGATGGCAGTTCATTGATCTCAAGGATTTCGGATCGGCTACTCCTTTGGTTCGTGAGTTTTACAAGTCTAATTTCTGGGATCGTGTCCGAGGTGACGACATTAAGGAACAGGCTATTGCCGAGACCATCTTCAACTTTGCAGTCAACACCGGAACCGGCGTTGCCATCAAACTTGCCCAACTCATCGTCGGAACAACCCCAGACGGCGCAATCGGACCAAAAACCGTTGAACGGTTGAACATTTGTACGGCAGAGAAGTTTGTACCGGCATATGCGTTAGCCAAGATCCAACGCTACGCCAACATTTGCAATAAAGACCGTGGGCAGTCCAAGTTCCTTCTTGGTTGGATCAACCGTACATTGTCCGGACTAAAGTAATGGATCTTATAGGCATAGGTTCAATAATTGAAGGCGTGGGCAAGGTCGCGGGTGACCTCATTACAACGGACAAGGAACGCCTTCAAATGGCGTTGGAAGACCGTAAACTGGACCTTGAAGAGAAGAGGATTGACCAAGAGACCGACTTGGCTCAGGTTGAGGTCAATAAAATTGAAGCGGCGAGTAGTAGCGTATTTGTCAGTGGCTGGCGTCCTGCTGTGGGCTGGGTTGGGGTTCTGGGTCTGGCTTACCAGTTCCTAGGCTACCCCCTAATGCAATGGGGATGGGCTTTTGGTCAGGGGGTAGATATAATCCCAAAGGAACTGCACCCGCCGCCTGACCTTGACGTTGAGCAACTCATGACTCTCCTTGCGGGTCTCCTTGGTTTTGGTGGGATGCGTAGTTTTGAGAAGCACAAAGGGGTGGCATCAAAATGACCGTTGCTAGCGTCATGACGTACGACAGTTTGGTCGATGACATTGCCACCTACCTTGAGCGCAATGACACGGCTACGCTGCAGAAAATTCCGCAGTTCATCATGTTCGCGGAGCAGGTCATTGCGTCTGAGATTAAGTTCCTTGGGAACCTGACGGTGGCCGATGGAACAATGACGGCTAGCAACCCGGTGTTAGACAAACCTGCCCGGTGGCGCAAGACGGTTTCGTTTAACGTCACGATTGGTGGCGAGCGCTCTCCGGTGTTCTTGCGCAAGTACGAATATTTGCGTGAGTATTGGCCAGACGATACGCAGACGGGGCTTCCTGCGTTCTATTGCGATTACGACTACACTCATTGGCTTGTGGCTCCTACTCCTGCGGCGGCGTACTCGTTTCAGGTGCTGTACTACGAGCGCAATCAGCCGCTGGATTCAGCTAATCAGTCTAATTGGTTTACCCAGTACGCGCCTCAAGCGTTGCTGTATGGAAGCCTCCTGCAGGCGATGCCGTTCCTAAAGAACGATGAAAGAATTCCAGTATGGCAGTCGATGTACGACAAGTCGATTGCATTGCTCAAGCAGGAAGATCTAACGCGGGTCGGTGACCGTCAAACCGTGGTAAATGACACATGAGCTATAACAGTCCCTTCACGGGAAACGTAATCCAGCCGACTGACGTTTCTTATGCCGCATATGCGCTAACGTCCACTACGGGGACCATTCAGCTTGAGTGGCCACTGAACGGTAACGACACGGACTACGTTGCCGCAAGGGTGATGCAGGTCAGTACGACTAGCACGGCGTATGAATTGTGGATGCCTCCTGCTAATCAAGCGTCCGTAGGACAAGACGCGCTGATCTACAACACCGGCGGGGTGACGCTGACGGTCAAGTCCTATGGCGGGGCTAGCACGATTGTTTCCATCCCATCGACGGGTGGCAGTGCCCAATACATCTTTATCACGTCAAACGCCAACACCACGGGGACGTGGGGCGTCATAGCGTTCGGTTCAACTACAACCAACTCTAACGCTTCTACGCTTGCTGGGTACGGCCTGAAGGCCATTGGTGCCACGTTAAATCAATCCCAGCCGGTAACGACGTTCTCATCCAATTACACGGCTATTGATTCTGATCGGGCTGCTACCTATGTTTGGACTGGCGGCGCTGGAACTTTGACTCTAACGTCTGCTGTGACGTTGGGTAATGATTGGTTCTTCTTGGTTCGCAACAACGGGACTGGACTTTGGCTGTAACGCCGAGCGGCGGAGACTTGATCAATGGATCTGCGTCTTTATCCTTGCAGCCGTCTGATTCGTGTTTGATTTCAAGTTCAGGAACGTCGTTTTACTCTGTGGGCCTTGGCAAGAGCACACAGTTCAACTTCACTCAGTTGACGAAAGCGGTGACTTTTGCAGGATCGCCGTATACGTTGACTTCAGCGGAAGCCGCCAACGTCATTCAGAAGTACACCGGGACCTTGACCGGCAACGTAGTAGTAAACCTGCCGCAGACAATTCAGGTTTACTACATCACCAACCAGACGACTGGCGCGTACACGATTACGTTTCAGACTGGAGTTTCCGGTGGAGCCACGGCAGTAGTTCCTGCTGGGCAGCAAGTTATCTTGTTGTGTGATTCAGTAAACCTTTACAACGCTTCAACGATTGCCGCTGGGGCTACGACGGTTGCGTTGTCTAACGGAGCGGTTGGAGCGCCGTCCTTGAACTTCTCGTCAGAGAGTACGACTGGCATTTATCGTCCGGCTTCTGGGGAACTTGGCGTCACGGTTCTCGGGGCACAGGTGCTAAATGTAAACGCGTCAGGGATCATTGTTACTGGAACCGCGCAGATTGGTTCTGGGACTACCGGAGGGCTTGCTGGCGGGACGTTCACATGACCGCTAAAGTCTTTCAGGCAGATACGAAGGCTGGAATCCAGCGGGATGGTACGGTCTTTGACATGAACTTCTATACTGCTGGGAAGTGGGTAAGGTTCCAGCGCGGCCGGCCAAGAAAGGTTGGTGGTTATGCAGTGATGTCGGACCAGTTGAGTGGTCCTTCAAGGGGGGTATGGGTCAATCCCAACAACGGATTCAACCAGATCTTTAGCGGTTACAACAACGGCCTGCAGGCGCTGTCTGTTGACAACAACGGCGCTGGCGCTGGGGTGACCAATTACACCCTGAGCAACTTCACGGCTAGCAATTTAAATTTGTGGCAGTTTGACGGGTTCTACGACGTTGGCGGGTCTGGTGTTGGATCAATTCTTGCTCATCCGGGGCAGAACCTTGGTCAG